GTAGTTTGTCCACAGACATATTTGGAACTTTGTTTTGTGCAACAAGTGTCTCTGGCGAGATGTTATACTGCATGATTAGATGTGGATACAATGAGTTCAAGTCAAATGACATGACCCACTTGTGCATACCGACTTGAGGGTCTTTCACATATGCACCCTCAAATTTATCTGGTTTTGTCTTAGGTATCTTTTGTGGTATTGCAATCTTCTTACTAGATAGATAGTTGTAAATAAGAACATCCCAATACTTGGTAGAACCCAGAACATCCATGTAGTTGACCTTTGCATCATAAGCCATAGTTAGACACAACTCAATCAATTTCATCTTGTCTTCAAGTCGATCAACAAGTTCCACATCCATGATATTGTATTCTAGAAACGACTGATAATCTTTTGTATACCACTCTTTGAAAGTTTCATATGGATTACCATCTTTACGTTCACCTAGTTCAACAAATGCGATATGGTCTAGTCTATACGACTCCTGGGCCGAATAGGTAAACTTACGATACAGATCAAAGTAGTCTAAGTGTGCAACACCTGCTATCTCATACACTTGATGATTACGACCCATCTGAAACACATCTCTTGAGTTCACTCCTCCATAAGGCGATAGACGTTTGATCTCATCTTCTCCACATAGATTCTTTATACGATTACATATGTAAGGTATGTCAAAGAACTCTGTATTCCAACCAGTAATGATGTCAGGCTGATGTTTCTCCCAGAAGATTAGAAACTCCTTGATAAGATGCAGTTCACTCTCGCACTCCACATAAGTTACGTCATCACGATTGTTATTGAACTTACCAACACCCCAGACAACAAACTTCTTACTCTGATGATTCTTAACTGTGATTGATAGAAGTGGCTCTATTGCATCTTTAGGATTAGGAAACCCATTCTCACATTGCACTTCTATATCAATCGTCACAATCAGTATTTGGTCAATGTCATAGTCAACACGATTAGGATACTCATCTGCAATGTAGTTATATGCAAACATTGTACTACCATGAACAAGACCAGGCTGGTTCTTATAGTTCGCAACCCAATCTCTTGCCTCTTTCATAGTGTCATGTTGAACTGGTGCAACAAACTTACCATCAAGTGTCTTCCACTCCGTAGGTTCTGCAACAGTTGAATATAACGTAGGTTTGTATTTAACTTTACGAGTTATACGTTGTCCATTGACAACCTCTCGTATTTTTAGTAAATTACCCCATTGTGTAACATTGGTATAAAAATTCATTAAATAAAATCTTCCAGACTGCCACTTTCTTTCTTTGCAAAACGACCTATCTTACGTTCACTCTTACCAGCAACACCCTTAGTTGCAAGTCTATTGTCACAGTATGCAACACAAGTGAATCGTTGTCCGTTACCTTTGATTTGTGTAACTCCATGCACTTCATTACTATCAGCTATCAGAACAGAATTGTCTGGTGCATCAATCGCAATACCATATCTTGGAAACACTAAATATGCACCCTCATAGTCACCCTCACGAAAACATGACATAGTAGTCATACCAGCATTTAAATCTCCAGAGTCCACATGAGCACCCATCTTACCAGATTGTCCTACATGATAACGATTTGCAGAGAGTGTGGTAAAAATACCATTACCAATACGATACTCTGGTTCAATATATGTTTCACAGAACGCCTTCTGTCTTTCATAGACATCATTGTTGGCCTTCTTAAATGCAAGTTCATTCCAATGTGATATAACTTGTAGTTCTTCCCACTTCTTTGGATTACTCTTGACCCAACCAGAGGAATCTATTCCACCAGTAAATCTACCTCTCTTATAACCAATCATAACTGAATGTATTTCATTTGAGTATGCAATCATACCCCATTTGCCAGTTCCAGTTTTAAGTTGATATGAGTTTGGTGATCTAAGTTTGTAGTCAACATCTTTGACCAGACCTTTCGCCAACATATCTTCTTCTAGTATAGGGCCAGAACAGTTTGCCCTCATTACAGATACATCTTCGATAGTCATAAGAGTGTTTCTTACTGAGTCATCTCCGTATGCATTTGTGATTACATATGCAAGTGGTACATCAGAACCATCAAGTGACATAATAGGTTTCATTATACCAGCATCTTCGTCTGTTACTTTGATTACTTGGTCATATGACGTTTCATCTAGAAACTTTCCATTCCATGCATCAAAGGTTTCTTTCTTACCTAAATCTTTAGTTGCTGTGATATACTTCATTGTTGCGACTCCTTATATGGTTTAAGAATATTGTTATAGATATTGTCTGCAAGATACTTCATACAAAGAGGTGCGACCATAAGACCAATTCTTGCAAGGTTTTGATTAAGTGTTCCAGTAAAGATATAGTCTTCTGGTAAAGTCATAATCCTTGCAGCCTCTCTTGTGGTAAAAACTCTATCTTCTTCTGGGTGTAGATGAACTGCAAGACTAGTCATCAATCCTTGTTCTGATAATGTATGTGATGCTTGATTCCAAGGCACTCGTCTTGACTGAAAGAATGAAAACTTTGCATCTGGAATAGGATTTGAATAACCTTCTATCTTTTCTCTCATACGTTTTCTATGTTCTATTACCTTTAGATAAAAAGGTTTAACTACATCATCACCTACTGACATAACTCTGTCTGGATTTTTCTGTAATCGTTTTAACCACTTCCATTTTGCACCCTTCATCATAGATGCAATCAATTCATCTGCCTCTACACGATTTGCATTGTTTAGTTGTATGTCCTCTATTGCACCACGAATGTCAACAAACTCCTTTTCTGGGTCTGGAAACACTTCTCCAGCAACACACATGAACGGCATATCTATTGCATCAAGTACATCATTACGAACTGACACAATAAACACTCTTTCCCTCTTTTGAGGAACTCCATGTTGATGTCCTTTTAATACTTTATATACAGTTGTGTATCCATGTGATTCAAAGTCATTGACCATTCTTGCAAGGTGTTCAGATGCATACTCCATAGTAAGACCTTTGACATTCTCACACACAACCACCTTTGGTTTCATCTCACCAGTAATACGAATCTGTTCCCAAGTCAAATCTTCAATGTTCTTTTGTTTCATACCATAGGCTGTCTTCTCTTTACCCCAACCTTTTTGTTTAGTACCAGACATAGAGAATGGTGGACATGGTGGACTGCCGTCAAGTAAGTCTAACTCACCTACTTTAAGTCCAGTCATTTCCATAATCTGTTTTCCAGTAACATCTTTGATATCTCCACATATGTGATGAGGTGTTTTTGGAAAGTTTGCAAGATAGTCATTCATTGCAACTTGTTGAAACTCATTGACAAATACTACATCTCCACCAGCAAGTTTGTATCCACATGATGAACCACCACCGCCTGCAAAAAATGTAATGTAATTGAATAGTTTTCGGTCTGATGATTTCTCTAAATCATCTAAAGTATATCTGAAGTATTTCATATGTATTCCTTGATTGTTATATTAAGTATACTACTATTTAGCAGTTTTGTCAATAGAGTTTTACCACCAACCAAGTAATCTGCCGTTTCCTGTGATTATCATCATACAAGTGACTATATGTAATACAAACCAAGGCGTTCTCATCAATAGGTGTACATAGTCATCTTTCTTATCATCATCATATGCACGACTACCCATGGCTTTACACCAATACCTCCACAGTCTATTCATGATTTACTACCAATCATTACTAATACTGATATAAAGAAAAATGCAAAACATAACAATATCGTATAATCTTTTCTTGGTGGTTCTACCTTGACTTCTTTATGTGGTAAATAATCCCTATCCCATGCATCTCGTCTTGTATCTCTTTTATTGTTCATTAGTTCATCTCTGTTGTTTGATAAGTAACTTTGCAGCTGATATAACTCTATTTGGATACTTGATATCATACCCAGTTCCAGCCTTGAGTGATTCAAGGTTTACCAGAGGTTTATGCCAATGTGTGAGTGTATCCCATTTCTCTACGATACTATTACACATATGGTCAAACTCTGTATCTTCTATTAAGGATTCGTTCTCCTTATAGTATGCATACGAATACATCAGATAATAGGGTATCAGCATATTAGGATTCGTCAAGTATGGTTTTGTCATCTGGTCGCCCCCTCATCATACTTCGTTGTGTTCTCATGTCATCATCAAATATGACTGTTACATATATGAGTCCGACTATGAGATAGAATTTCAGAAAGAATTTAAACATCTTGTGTTCTTGGTAGATAGACCTCTACATACGAATCGCATCTAGGGCATGAAAGATTTGTCACAATCATGTATTCTTCGTTTTCTTCCTCTGTGTCGTGATCTCCACCCCATATCAGCTCTTCGTCACAATGCCAGCACTTCATATTATTTATTTTCCCATTGTTCACACATTGACCTTAGAGTTACACCAACCATTCCCTCATAACATTCTTCACTTTCAGAATATGTGTAGATTTCGTCAATCTGTTCTTGAGTGAGATCATCAATAGATTCTACCTTAAAATATTCTAGAACGTCTGTTTCTGCCCATTCGTAACACAAACTCTCTATTTGATCTTGCAACTTATGTTGCTTTATTACTTCAAACGTCATACTAT